CAATGGACGTATTCCGACGCGTCTTCCACGCGGTACAGTTCCGCAACATAGACAACGTCGGGGGTCATCCAGTCAAAGGCCCGTTGGTGCACTTGCTTTGGCCAGGAGGCCGGGTCGTCTCCCCATTCCTCCTTGTAGGCGTCCCGGCTCATGGCCGTGAGAACGTAACACCTGGTCGCGTCTGCCTTGTCCTGGCGCTTGGCGTTGAGGTCAAAGAAGACGGAGGAGTCGGCGTCGAAAATGGGCTCAATGCGAATACGCTGGCGTTCGTCGTCTTCGTCCTCGTCGTTCTCATACTCCGCCCGGAGGCGCCAGGCGCCGAAGCCTCCACCGACCGCTTCCTCGAAAGCGTTGTCGTAGGCTTCCTCCGCGGTGCTGTCTTGCTCGTCCGCCCGGTAGAGACTGGCGCAAGTTTCGGCCAGGTCGTCCCGGTCCTCGCCTGCCTTGGATGAGAAGGCCACGGATATGCGGTTGTTCCGATATTCATTGATGATGCGAATTACCGCCAAGTGCACCTTATTGACCTCAAAGCGCGGCTTGTTCTCGAATTGGAGGCCCAACGGCCCCTCCCATTGCGCCCCGGCGATAGAGTAAAAGCGGCGGTCCTGCAAACATTGCAGGCGTTCGTCACGAAGGGCGGCTTGGATTGTGTCGAATTCCGCCAGGGCTTCCCCGTGGATTCGGTTAAGGCGTTGCTCTTTGGTTTCGCGGGCCATGGGTTTACCCTCGTTTGGCGTAATGGTTGGTCGTCGCCACGGGGGCGGTATTCGTTTGAGGCTTATCGTACCGGATTGGCCACTCATAGTCGACGCAATAGCCGACGGCCGTGGTTATGTGTTGGTACTCGCTATCCTGCTCAATGAAGGTCGAGCCCGGCTTTATCTGCACCGTGGCGAAGCCCTTGTGCACGTACTTTGCCCGCTCCGGATTGACGAACAAGGAGGACTCCCCGGCAGCGTTGCGTATCTTGGCACGCACCGCGTTTTGCCGGTCTTTGATGGCAGGGGCGGCGGCCTTTACTTTGCGCGTGACATTCCAGCCGGCGGCCCGTAACACTTGCTCCATTTCCGTGTAATCGCTGGCGTGGCCATGCTTCTCCCCAGCGCGGCCAGCCGGGTCGCCGTAGATAATCACATTGCGGTTTAGATGGTTTTTATATTTCTCGACGAACTCTACCGCCGACTGCCTGGCAACCGCGGATTGCAACACAATCTCGTCGAGGATGTAGAAGGCGTCGCCGCGACGCACCCCAACGCCGGAGGACATGGGCGTAAAGTTAAAGTCGTGGTGCCACATGAGCTGTTCATGTGGTCCAATGGTTTCATTGGTGTAATTCCACGGGCCGTAGTCCTCGTACACCCGGCCGCTGGCCGTCTCGAAACTGGCTTCATACTCTTGCCGATACTGGCGGGGAGACATGCGGCGCTTGGCCGCCTCAATGACGTCGGGCGGGAGGATATCGGACGACTTCCACGTGTAGAGCTTCCAATCCGGGTCGCTCCCCTGGCGGGCATATTCCGCCATGTCATAGTAATGATTAAGACCGTCCGGCACGCCAATGAGCCAGCACCATGCCCGGAAGTCCGGCCGCCGCGGGTCGACCGTATCCAGGGCGGGGCTTATGTTCTCCGGCCAAGCGTGGTCGTGGACGTCCGCAATCTCGTCGATTACGCCCCCGGTCCAGATAATGCCCTCCATGCGCTGGGGCTGGTCCAGGCCAACGAGGGAGATTGTCGACCCGTTGGGGAACGGAATAATCAACTCCGTTTCCCGCGGCTTCTCCGGCAGCAAGGAGCTAAAGCAAAGCTTTTTCATATCCTGCCAGTAAATCCGCTTCACTTGGTCCCGGGTCGGCGCGGCCAGAAAGTAGGCGCCCGGCTCCCGCATGGCCTCCCGGGCAATGAAGCGCTTGGCGCGCTCCGTCTTGCCTGAGCGGCGGCCAGCGGGGACAACCTTAAAGCGCACCTTGTCCTCAACGAGCGCCCGTTGCGTCGGGTGCTCCGTCAAGGGATACCAGCGGGCCAGCTCTTGCTCGCTTGCTGGAGCACTCATAGCCCGGCGGCAACCAGCAAGAGGAGCACGGAGACGGCCGGCGCTGCGGGGGCGGTAACGATGGCCGCCAGGAATAGGCAGTTACGCGCGGATAGCATTATCGCATGGTCTCCGTTACGATATCTCCACCGGTCCCATTGTCAAACTCCATGGCAATGGCTACAGCCTCCGCGGCGGTCTTCCCCAAGTGCATAGCGGCCAACGCATAGTCGCGGCCAGAACCAACGGCATGGAAGCCGCGGGAGACACGGAAGAAACCGCCCGTAACGTGGCGCCAAATGTGGCGGCCGTCCGTAAGAAGAATGGCCGGGTCGTCTCGGTCAGCATTAAAGTCCGGGTATCCATAGTCCAAGACGTGCTCCAAGTCGAGATGGCAAACCTGAGCCCACCAGCGCTTGATTGCGCCATACTGACCAGCAGCCCCAACCAAAAAATTGGAGCCGCGAAGAATTTTGTCGTCGACACGCTCTTTCATCCCCCAAGCATCCGTGGCCAAGGTATCTGCCGCCATCGTGCAGCCATCGAATGCGACTGTCGTCATACAGGCAACCTTTCGGCAAGGGTTTTAAGGGCGTCAACCAGGCCAACGTCGGTCGACTTGGGCTTCTCTTCAAACATTTGGAAATAGCGGGCCAGGTTGGACAATGCGGCGTCTTGGTCCCGGGTCAGCACCTTAAAGCCGTCCTTCGTCTTCTGTATGCCAGCATACAGCCGACGCGCGGCTGGCGATAGCTTCCGGGTGTCATGGATATGCGCGCGCTCCCAGCCGTTGCCGTGGCACTCCGGGCAATGCGGATTGGGCGCCCGGTTAGCGTCGTACCCAAAGCCGCCAAGACCGTCGGGGGCAGGCTTTCCAGACTCCACAGCATGGTCGACGGCACGCATGTATTCGGCCTCCGTCCATTGGTACCCGTTGGCAACGCCCCAGCAATGGCGGCAACACTCCCGGCGCATTTCGACCAACTCGTTGGCGTCAGCGTTCGCTATCTCCCACCAGCGGCGAAGGATTCCTTCAACGGTTATGCCACTAGCAACACGGCAATTTTCCAGGTGCTCCGCGATGGCAGCCTTAATTTCGACTTTTTGCAACAACCGATTGCCGAGCGTACCGGCGGATTTTGCCGAATAGCCTGCACGAATAGCAGCCTTCGTTGCATTGTAATCAACGCAATACTCTATAGCAAAACGGAATTCTTGAGGGCTCATATGCCGGAGTATAGCCCAACGACACCCACATTGCCAACCACAAATGGGCGTTACCCCGATCGAAAACTCGGGGTTTTCTAGGGGTGGTAACGCAAATCTTTGTTTACTATCAGTTTACTCTATTATTACCCCTGTACCCTTATATAATATCGTATAGCAGGTAACGTACACTACATATAGATATAGCATCTATAACTATATGTAGACGTATAAAAGTAGCGGTAGTAGACAAAAACGTGCGCGGGGTGTAAGTTCGGGGCTATACGCACCGGAGTTATAGATACTAACGGAGGTCTACATGGACATTATCAGCAAAAAGGACGCGGTGGCTAAAGGTTTGGCGACCTTCTATACGGGCAAAGTATGCAAGCGTGGCCATGATTCTTACCGCTACGTCAAAAACGGAGCATGTTCGACGTGCGTGAAGTTGGCCAACGGTCGCCCGGTCGACGCTAATGTGGACGCCAGGCGGGAGGCTAAAGGGGCATTGGTGCAGGCAAAATTCAGGCTATTTGCTATTGATTTAGAGGTATTCGCAGCGGCGGCCTATGCTATGACGTTGGCCCGTTTCCCGGTCCTCATGCTTGGCGACGTGCATCCCGGCCTTCTGCCGACGGATAACGCGGGAGGGGCGGCCCTTTACAAGTTCAATTGTCATGAGGGAGATTTGCCCCAGATTCGTGCGTTGGCGGTCAGTTTGACTAATGCACATAGCGCTGACGGTCAGGCATTGAGGGAGAGAGTGCACGGCAAAACGATTGCCTCGACACCGGTCGCTCCCGTCCCCGAATGGAGCCGCCAGCCCCAACCAGGCGACCCGGACTGGTTTTAAAAGGGCGCGTCCTCAATGTTAGAGAGGTCAACCGTCGGCACGCGTTGGATGATGTAGCGATAGAGCGCCGACGGCTTGTTCCATACCCAACGGATGACCTGCCCCTCGTCGTCCAATATGCCGTAACGGATGCGCGGTTTGCTCATGGTTACAGGCGGGTATCAAACCCGGTTTGCTGGTTGCGGTCGAAATTGACTTGAGCTTCCCCAAACAGTCCCGGCATATCAACCTCCTGCCTTGCTCTGGTTGGTCGTCAGCGTCTTCAAGCCTTGCAGCAGTTCGTTCAACAGTTCCCGCACTTCCTTGGACAGCTTAGCGAAGCCCGGGTCGGCCTGCACCTTGGTTAACGCCGTGTACATGGGCTTCGCTTGCTTCTTTATGGCCTTCTTGAAGTCGGCGTCGGGCATGTGCTTTGCGGTCACACGGCGCCCCGGGTTAGATGGCGCGGGGCGCCATCTAATACAAGTTAGCCGCCTCGGGCAATCTCATGGCGCGGCGCTCATTCATCTGCTCGGCCTTGTCGGCGCGGAGGTCGTACACTTCCATCACGCGCTGCATTTCGCCGGGGGACTTGTACCGCTGCAAACACTCGTCGTCCGTGGTCGTGAAAACCGGATAGTCGTCGTAATCGAACGAGTCGCAAACAATAAGCATGTGCCGCGCCTTTTGTGCCACACCACGATCAAACCACCCCTCAATGTCCTGTCTCGTTGCTGCCATATTCATCTCCTTAAAAGTCGGTTCTGGTGGTACGGCGGCTAACCCGTCGTTGCAGGCGCGACCGGCGCGATGATGCCTGCGCCGTCGGCCTGAACTCTGACGTTAGCCCACTGCATCACCACGGCCTGCGCGATGCCGTGAAACGTCTGGCTTCGGTCGCGTTTGCGCGTAGGTGAAGGGGGCATCTTCCATATCCGCTGTTCCCGCCCTTCAACTTCATTGGTCGGTTTAAGCGGCTCCAAATTGTGCAAGGCAAATCCGGTCTTTTTGGTTTCGCCATGCCCATGCTCATATGGCTGCACGTAGCAAACCGGCGCGTTCAGGTGCTGGAAAATCACACTCACCGGGTTTTCGAGCGCAACCCTGTCGCCGTACTGCTTTGCCAACTCCCAAAGCCCAACAGTCCAAGCAATCGCCAGCTCGCGCTTGTGGTGCATAGGCATCCCGCGCCCGTACCAGCGGTTCCCACTCACAGCCATTGCTGTGCAGTCCGGGTGCAGGATAATCAGCCCCCATCGCCTGCTCGGTATCACTTCGCAAATGTCCTGTTGGTAATGCCAGGCAGGGTTTCCCCGCGTCGGCGCGAGGTCGCACGAGTACGCCTCATGCCCAGCCTCTCGCAGCGCCTTGGTTATCGTCTGGCTCTCTTCGCATCCAACCAAAACCGGGCTAACCCGTCGGTCGAGTGCGACGCCCTCCATGCCGCTTCGCGTCATTCCGGTCGCGCCTCACCTGTTGCGTTCGGCTTCATGTTGCGTCGGGGTCAGTTGGGCAGTGCATCCAGTAGCGCGGCCCATCGTGCGGCGCGACCGGCGA